GTCCCGCGGGGGCTTACGTCAACGGAGCCGGCGCGGCGCTCAAGTCTAGCGCCCCCGTACGCATAGCCGATAGAGAAGTCTAGGCCGGGGAGACGCTTGTTGAGTAGTTCGACGGCTTTATCAAGCTCGAATCTTGCACGCTGGGCAGTGTTCATTAGGTCTTACCTCCAAGCGTACCTTAACACGACCGCTCTAGTTGGGTCAAGATAAATCGGTACGCTAGATGTGGGGGGGCCTGGTTCCTGGGGCCTGGTCGGCCTGGTCGAGCTCGAGGCCTGGTCGAGCTCGAGGCCTGGCGGCTGGGCTCCAGGGCTCCAGGGCTCCAGGGCTCCAGGGCTCCAGGGGTCCAGGGGTCGGCGGCCGGGGGGCTCGAGGCCTGGTGACCTGGTCGGGCTCGAGACCTGGTCGGCCTGGTCGGCCTGGTCGGCCTGGTGACCTGGTCCGGCTCCAGGGCTCGGGGGCCTGGTCGGGCTCGAGACCTGGTCGAGCTCGAGCCAGGATGGAGCTCGCCTTCGGACCCGCGCCAGAAAACAAAACGACCCCGGCCCGACCCTGATAATGTTAGAATTTCTCTCACGCCCGATGAGCATTCAGGCCAAAGCCTCTCGAGCTCTCACGCCACGGCAGCGAAACTTTGTTGCCGCCTACCTGGACGACCCTGCCCTGAACTACGAAAAGGCCTATATTGCCGCCGGGTATGCGCCCAAACACGCTTATACGGGAGGCTGGCGTCTTTCCAGAGTCCCGATTGTCGCCGCGGCGATTGACACTGAGCGAGGACGCCGGATCGAAGCTCTAGGGTTGAATCCGGCCCGAATTCTGGAAGAATTGCGCCGGATCGCCTTGTGTGATTACCGGACGTTATTTGACGAGAAGGGGAATCTCCGACCGATTACCGAGTGGCCGCCGGAGTTGGGCGCGTGTGTAACGAGCGTGGAAGTCGTCAAGCGAAATATCAGCCCAAATGATGGGCAAACCGACCTCATCCATCGGGTCCGGCTGGCCGATAAGGTGAAAGCCCTGGAAGCCCTCTCGAAGCATTTCGGTCTGTTGGTAGACCGGCACGACCACACGGGCACGATTGTCTTCGAGCACGAACAGATGGAGACGCCGGAGGTCATTAACGTGACCCCACCCGACAGAGCCCCTGAGGCGCCATGAGCGGCCGTACCACGCGAGTTCAGATTCCCTACAACCCTCGACCCCTCCAGCGCGAGGTCGGCCGTCTGGCCCGCTCGAAGCGCTTTGGCGTGCTGGTGTGCCATCGCAGATGGGGCAAGACAGTGCTGGGGGTCAATTTGGCCCAACAGATGGCGATTACGTGTACGAAGGAGCGGCCCCGGGCGGCCTATATTGGTCCCACGTATACGCAGGGAAAGGCGGTCAGCTGGGATTACATGCAGCATTACGCCCGGCCGGTGCCCGATGTGCAGTTCAACCAGAGCGAGCTCCGGGTGGATTATCCCAATGGCGGCCAGAGTCGCATTTACGGGGCAGACAATCCCGACAGCCTCCGCGGATTATACCTGGATCGGGCGATTCTGGACGAATACGGGATGCACCCGGCGAAGACGTTTTCGGAGGTCATTGGGCCGTGCCTGGTGGACCGCGGGGGCTCCGCGATTTTCTTGGGCACACCGAATGGCAAGAATCAGTTTTACGACATTGCGCGGTTTGCCCAGGAGGCGCAGCGGGACCAGAATCCCGACTGGTTTTACGCTGAGTACAAGGCGAGTGAGACGGGGCTGTTAGATGCGAGTTATCTCGCGTCGGCCAAGGCGGTGATGACTGAGGACGAATACATGCAGGAGTTCGAGTGTTCGTTTGAGGCCTCGGTCAAGGGCGCGATTTTCGCCACTGAGCTCCAGGCGGCCTATACGAGCGGTCGGGTGACCCGTGTACCGTATGATCCGGCTCTCCCAGTCGATTGTGATTTCGACCTCGGCGTGGGGGACGCGACCGCAGTCTGGTTCAGCCAATCGACTCGGGGCGGCGAAGTGCGGATCATCGACTACTATGAGGCCAGCGGCGAGGGATTGCCGCATTACGTGGCGATGCTGCGGGCGAAACCGTACGTGTATGGTACCCATTGGGCGCCGCACGATATTGCCGTGCGAGAATTGGGGAGCGGCAAGAGCCGGCTCGAGACCGCGGCGGCCTTGGGCCTGAAATTTTCGGTGGTGCCCCGGGTGCATCGGGCCAAGGGCGAAGAAGTCGAGGCGGGGATTCACGCGGCGCGGCTATTTCTGTCGCGGTGCTGGTTTGACGAGGTGAAGGCGAAGCCAGGCCTTGAGGCATTGCGCCACTATCGCCGCGACTACAATACGCGCATTCAGGAATATACGGCCACGCCGGTACACGACTGGTCGAGCCACGCGGCGGACGCGTTTCGGGGGCTGGCCGTGCGGTATCAGACGCCGCGAGATCAAGAGCGCCCGACCTTTGCGCGCCCGGCACGGGAGTCGGTGGATAGCTGGATGTCAGCATGAGTGACGAGATTCGGTTACAAGACGGGACGGTGACAACGCCGCAGCTCTTGCAGAGTCTCTGGGAGATGGAGCGCCGCGGCTACGTCTTCCACTGGGATGACGGCTACGGCCTGTATCTCGATCTCGCAGCGTGGCGCCGCTCGCACCCCCCCAGCGAGAGCGGGGAGAACCCCTTTGAAGACGAACCGGGGTGGGAGCCCCGCTTTGTTCTTGACCATATCGACCAAGTGGCGGTATTAGTGCAGTACGAAGCCGCGTGGCCGCTTTCCTTGCAGTAGGACGTGTATGCCCAGTACTGATATTCACCAAGCGCTCGAACGATTTAATCTCGGCGTCACCGCGGATACTGAGCAACGAAAACGGGAGGTCGAAGCGTTACGGTTCCAGGTCCCCGAGATGGCGTGGCCCACGGATGTCAAGGAACAGCGCAAGCCGCAGCTCGTCGGCGGCGTGGCGATTCCGCAGCGACCGATGTTGTCGATTCCGAGTCTTGATCAGCCAATCCAGATGACGCTGAACGCCGAGAAGGCGGCTCAGCTCGGTGTGAAGATCCATCCGATTTCGGCAGAGGCCGACGACGACACGGCGCGAGTCATTCAGGGCCTCTATCGCCGGATCGAAGTCGAATCGCGGGCCGGATTGGCGCGGACGTGGGCGTTTGACCGGGCGGTGAAGTGCGGGCGCGGCTTTTATCGCGTCTTAACGGAAGCGGATCCGGAAGGCGGCTCGCCGTTCGACCAGAAAATCTCGATCAAGCGGATTTTGCAGCAAGGCAGCGTTGTGTTGGATCCCTTTGCCCAGGAACCCGATTGGAGCGACGGCCAATGGGCGTTTCTCGTCAACGATATGCCGTGGGAGACCTACAAACGGCGGTTTCCCACCAGCAAGATCGTCGGATTCAGTGACGACGAGTTTTCCTTGATTGGCGTCGAGACACCGAACTGGGTGAGCGGCGAAGCGGACGCGGCCGGCCGGGCTGTGCGGGTGGCCGAGTATTTCCGCTTGGAGTATGCCACGCGGACCCGGGTTTTATTGGACGATGGCAGTGACGCCTTTGATGACGAGATTCCGGACGGCCGGATGATACGCGAGGGGGACGGGGCCCGGTCGGTGGCCGAGCATGTCCCGACGCTCTGGTGGTCGATCATCAACGCCGTCGAGGAGCTCGAGCCGGCGCAGGTGATCAACGGGCGGTACATCCCGATCGTCCCGGTCTTGGGACGCGAGCTGATTCCGTTTGAGGATCAGCGGCGCTGGGTCGGAATTATCGAACCCAACAAGGACGCGGCGCGACTGCTGAATTATTCCGCCAGCGCGGCTGTCGAGCTGGCGGCGTTGGAGACCAAAGCGCCGTACATGATGGTGGAAGGCCAGGAAGAGGGGCACGAACAGGAATGGCAGCTGGCGAACGTACGGAATTTCCCGTATTTGCGGTACCGGAGTGTCTCGCTGAACGGGACACCGGCCCCACCGCCGCAGCGCACCCAGATCGACACGTCTCGGTTGGGGCCCTCGATGGTCTTGTTGCAGCAGGCGCAGGAATTCATTCATCAGGGCACGGGGGCGTATGAGAGTGCGCTGGGGCAGCAAACCTCGAGCGCCAAGAGTGGCCGGGCCGTTCTGGCCCTCCAGGAGCGCTACGAGCAGGGGTCGAGCCATTTTCTCGACAATTTGGCCGAAGTGAGCTTGACCTACGAGGCAAAAGTCGTCTTGGATCTCATTCCCCACATTTACGACCGGCCGGGGCGCGTGGCGCGGATTCTCGATACCGAAGACGAGCCCAAGAGCGTCATCCTCAATGCCCCCTTTATGGAAGGCCGGAATGGCGGCCGACCGCAGCCGCTGCCACCAGGGATGCCGATGGGAGGCCCGCCAGGGATGCCAATGGGAGGCCCGCCGGGGATGCCGATGGGGGCACCTCCGGGGATGCCGATGGGGGCACCTCCGGGGATGCCAATGGGAGGCCCGCCGGGGATGGCGCCGCCAGGGATGGGGATGGGAGCGCCGTCGCCGCCAGAGATCTTGCAGTATGACCTCGCCAAAGGGCGCTACGGCGTTGTCGTGTCGATTGGCCGGTCGTATAAGTCTCGGGCACAAGAGGGGGCGGACGAGATGGGCCAGTTATTCCAGGCGAACCCGTCGCTCTTCCCGATTCTAGGCGACCTCTATTTGAAGTTCCGAGATTTTCCGGGGCATGTTGAGGCGGCCGAGCGCGTGAAAAAACTCTTGCCGCCGCCGTTGCAGGAGCCGGACAATCAGCCGGATCCACAGGCGCTACAGGCGCAACTCGCGCAGCAGGGCCAGATGCTGGAGCAGTTGACGAAGGCGCTGGACGAGAAGACGCGGGAAGTGGAGACGGACGCGGTCAAGGAACAGGCCATTACCCAGCGCGAACAGGCGGATTTGCAGACGAGGCTGGACATTGAGCGCATGAAGAACGAAACTCAGCTCGCGATCGCGCAGATGAAGATCCAGGCCGACGAAGCCAAGGCCGTGTTTGACGCGACTACCAAGCGAGTGGGCACTGAGAGCCAGTGGCAATACGACGAAGAGATGAAGGCCCGTGATCAGAGCCAGGAACGGGACATGAAGGTGCTGGACGGCGCGGTCAAGGCGGCGACAACTCCCGCGCCGGCAGGTACGTCTCAGACGCCGGCATCAGCCGCACCTCCGGAGCCGACCGAGCCGGGGTATGGGTATGGAGTCTGATCGATGCCGCTGAAGAAAGGCTGTAGTGCGAAGGTGATTGCCGCGAATGTGCGGGAACTGATAAAAACCGGACGCCCGCAGAAGCAGGCCGTGGCGATTGCAATGGCGACCGCCCGTAAATCCGGATGTCAGCCAAAACGACGATAAGAGGAGGCAGTAATGGCTCGAAAACTCTCAGCCGCAGTGCGTGCCGCCCGGACACGACCAGGGGGCTCGAATGTCGGCCGGTATCCGGGTGTTACGAATTTTGCGGGGCCCGCTGGAGGGGCGCCGCGGGGCTCGTTCCCGATTAACACGCGGACGCGGGGCAAGGCGGCGCTCTCGTATGCGCGAAATGCGCCGAATCCATCGGGAATCCGTCGCGCTGTCCAGGCCAAATATCCGAGCCTCGGAAAGCGTTCGCGTTGATTCAATCGCGTCAGGTGTGTTACAACGCATAGCACATAAAGCTTGACGTTCTCGCTGGGGCGCGGGTCATGTCCGCGCCGACACCTCTTTACCCTGAGAGGCGAGAACGACAAAGGGTCCACGACGAGGGGACGTGCGATGACTGAAAGGTCAGCTGCACGTCCCTTTTGTCGTGTGGCCCAGCGATAGGAGCGTATGCCGATAGATCAAGCCACGGATGGCGACATCACGATCGAGAGTAATCACGAAACCTCCGATCAGATACAGCTGGCGTTTGCCGACACGGCAGGCGACAACAAGTCACCCGCGGACGCTGAGCCACCGAGCAAGCCGACGTCGTCGCCGGCGGCGGCGACAGCCGATCCCGCGCCCGTGGACGCGGCGCCAGCGACAGAGGAGACGCCTGCAACTGACGCGGCCGCTCCGGAGGACGTGCCAGAACGCCTGCGGAAAAAGAATTCGACGGCGGCTGTCCAGTCAGCGATTGCCAAACAGCGGAAAGCTGAGCATCGAGCGAAGATGGCGGAGGACAAACTCGCCCAGTTCTCGCAGGCGCCGCCGACGCCGCCTCCGAACCCAGAGGCCCTCTTAAAAGCCGATGGGGCACGCTACAAAGCGATGCCTGGCGCCCCCAAAGTGGCCGACTTTGAGGATTACGAAGACTATTCGATCGCGCTCACGACGTTTGTGACCGACATGCGCCAGCAGGAGCGGGCGATTCAGTCCCACCAGCAGCACCAGGAGCAGGCGTTCGCGGCGGCCCAAGAGGAGCGCTCGAGGGCCTGGCAGACGCGCTTGTCGGAAGCCCGATCGAACGATCCGAATTTCGACGCGACGTTAGATCCAGATACCCCGATGTCGTTGCCCATGCAGCATCTGACAATGGAAAGTCCCGTGGGCACGGCATTGTTGCAATACCTCTCGACGCATCAAGCAGATTCTCAGCGGTTGTCCATGCTGCACCCGGTGGAAGCGTACCGAGAAATGGGCAAATTAGAGGAACGACTCAGTGCGGCCCCATCGACCAAGAGCGGCTCCGTGCGAGTTGATGTTAGTCATGCGAAACCGCCCATCAAGCCGCTGGGGACTTCGCCTCATACGCCCGATCCGCATGAGATCACAGACGACATGTCGTTCGAGGAACACTTCCGTCGAATGAATGCTGCTGATCGCAAGCGCGGGCTTTTGTAATCGAGGATAGCCTCATGGCAAATACACTCGCAACGCCGTCTTGGACGACGAAAGAGGTAGCGAGGGCCTTCATTAACAAGTTGGTCTTTCTAGCTCATGTCAACCGGACGTACGACGACCAGTATGTGCAGGCCGGTGCGAAGGTCGGCAATACGGTCAATGCGCGGCTGCCGCAGCGGTTCACCGTAACCGATGGGCAGGCGCTCCAGCTCCAGAATCTCTACGACCAGACGGTACCCATCACGCTCACGAATCAAAAAAACGTGGCCTTCGGGTATTCGTCGGCGCAGGCGACGACAGAACTGGACAACATCCGCACCCGTTACGTCAATCCGGGCGCGGAGGCTCTCGCGAACGCGGCCGAAGTGCTCGCCTTTGACAATGTCTACCGAGATATTTATAGCTCGGTGGGTACGCCAGGGACGACGCCGACCGCGACTCTCACGTACCTGCAAGCAGGCGTGAAGTTGACGGATCTCTCGACGCCGCTGCTTGGACGTGTGGCGATGCTGGACCCGCTGGCGATGAGTACGCTGGCGAACACGACGACCACACTCTTCAACCCCAGTGCGGTGGTTGCGGAGAACTATACCGAAGGGCAGTTCGGCCGGAAGCAGTTGGGCGTGGACGGGTGGTATCAAGACCCGGTGCGGCCGACGCATACGACCGGGACGTACACCGCCTCGACCCCCTTGGTCAACGGCGCGGATCAGACCGGGAGCACGATTGCGACGGATGGCTGGGCCAGCGGCGCGGCGACACTCAACAAGGGCGACGTCTTCACCATTGCGGGCGTGAATTCCGTCAACCCGTTGTCGTACTCGTCCTCGGGTCGGCTGCAGCAGTTTGTGGTGACGGCTACCACGTCGGACTCGTCCGGCGCGATGGCGACGTTGCCTATCAGCCCTAGCATCATTACCAGCGGGGCGCTGCAGACGGTCTCGGGCAGTCCGGCAAACAATGCGGTGATCACTGTCCTCGGGACGACGGCCGCCGCGGGCGGCACGTTAGCCACGACCTCCAGTCCGCAGTCGTTCGTCTACCATCCGGATGCCTTTGCATTCGTGATGGCGGATCTCATCAAGCCAGGGGCGGGAGCGGAAAGCACGACGGTGCGCTCCAAGTCGTTGGGATTCTCGATACGCATGGTGGAGCAGTACCAGATCGGCACCGATCAAAATCCGTCGAGGTTGGACATTTTGATTGGCGCCACCACCATTCAAGCGCGCCTTGCGGCGCGGGTGTGGGGGTAGTCATGGCCTTAGCAACAACGACACTCAGCTCGGCTGTGGCGGTGACCGACAGCTCCATCGTCGTGGCGTCCGCCACGTCAGTGGCGGCGGGACGGATTGTTCTCATCGACGGCGAGTTTCTGCAAGTGACGCAGGACTACGTGAGCGGGACAACCGTAAACGTCCTTCGGGGACAGAACGGCACGGTCACGGCGGCGCATGTCGCCTCGGCCAATGTCACGCACGGGGCCGCGGCCGACTTCACGGTGGCCGCACCGGGGACGGCGAACCTCCGGCCGGGCGTGATTCCGTTCACCACGACGTCCTACTCGGCGGCCGGGGCGGTGGCCTTCGGAGTGGCCCAGGTCACGGTGGCGATCATCAACGGCACGTCCGCGTTGGCGATGACGCTGGCCGATCCCGACAGCTCGCAGGATGGCATCATTCTCGCCATCGTCGGCAACGGCAAAGCCGCGCATACGGTGACCTACACGGCGGGCCTCGGGGATGCCGGGTCCGGCTATGACGTGGGCACCTTCGACGGGAGCGGGCAGTGCTCGATGCTGCTCGTCGCGGCGAACAGCACCTGGGTACCGCTGCCCAGCCCGTTCAGCGGGACGCTGACCGCCATTGACGTGGCGATTGCGTAACTTCGTTAGGTATGAGAGGCGGGGCTGGACGCCTCGCCTCTCGTTTTCGTAAGGAGCACTATGGCCGTTATCCATAATCCTGAATCTGAGTATTCCCGGGAGCTCGAGCGGTGGAATGTGCCGAAGCGGCTCGGGGGCTTCAACGCCGATGGGTTTATCCCGTTTCCCATGATGCTGTACAAAGCCTTTGCCTACGAGAACGGCCAGGTGATGTGCGGGCATCCGCTGGCAGCGGTGGGCGATGTCACGGGCGAGGCGTTTGCGCGTCGGTGTCAGCTCAGTGTGAAGAACAAGGACGAGCTGGAACGGGCGCGGAAGCTCGGCTGGACGGATTCACCGGATGCGGCGATTATCAAGTACGAACGCGAGCAGCGTACGATCGCGGATGAGACGGCTGAACGGCACTATCGCGACCAGCGCATGAGCGAGCAGGCGCGAGCGGAAGCGTCTGCGGCCGATGACGCCACGCATGAACATGTTCCGGATGTGCCGGTGCGCCGCAAACGCGGCCGGCCGGCCAAGAAGACGGTGAAACGTGCCACAAGTAAACAAGACGTATAACCGGGCAGTCGCGATTACAAAAAGTGACACCGTCAACTTTGACGGGAGCACGTACTCAGCGAATCCCGACACGAAGGCCATCACAGCAGAGGCGATCTATTGCGGGGGTGCTGGCGTGGTCGTGGCGGTCTTTCCTGACGGTTCGACGGCGAACTTCACGGTGACGGCCGGCCAGACGCTGCCGCTGACGACAATTCGGGTCAACAGCACGTCTACGACAGCCTCACTGATGGTGGCGCTCTACGAGGTCTAGCTGTGACCGTCCAGGAACTCATCACCGCGTCTCTCCAAGATTTGCGGGTGATTCAGACGGGCGAGACGGCCAGCGCGGATGATGCGGCGCTGGGCCTCTCACGGCTGAACGACTGGATTAACACCCTCACCACCGAAAATTTGACGGTTTATACCGTTACGCGTACGACGTGGACGCTCACGACGGCGGCGTCGTACACGATTGGGGTTGGCGCCACCGTAGATGTCGCCCGGCCCACGGGGCCGCTGGCGATTCAAAATATCGGGTTTCAGGACACAGCGCCGAGTGTCACGATTGAATACAACCTGGGGCCTCCGCTAACCGAGGATGCGTACGCAGGGATTGCCCAGAAGACGCTGACATCGGTCTTTCCCCAGAACTGGTATTACAACCCCACCTACTCGTCTGGGTATGGGCTTCTGATCCCCTATCCCGTGCCGACGAGTGAAACGCTCGAAGGCGTGATCTACACATTGACGCCTGTCGCCGAGTTTGACGCAATCAGCGACACGATCGCGCTGCCGCCGGGCTACCGCCGGTTTTTGCGGACAGGGCTCGCGCTGGAGCTCTCGTCGGCGTTTGACGCCGGCCTCACGCCGGCGTTGCAGATGGCGGCAATGGAAAGCAAGGCAGACGTCAAGCGGGCGAACATGCGGCTGAGCGATATGAATTCGGGGATTGCGGGCACGATTTTCGGGGGCGCCCGCTGGCCGTACAACATTTATTCGGACGTCTGAGATGCGCTACCCAGGATTTATCTCTGGCTCGTACGAATTGCAAAGCCCATTGGCTGATATGGAAACGACCGTGAACTGGTACCCGGAGCAGATCGCCAGTAGCGCGGTGCCGTGGGGCGCCGCCTTGTTTCCGACACCGGGCCAAGAGGAATTTCTGACCGTGGGCACGCTCAACACGCGGGCGCTTTTCTCGATGAACGACCGGGTCCATGCGGTCGTTGGAGGCACGCTGTACGAGTTGTTCGCGGGGGCAACGGCGACAAGCCGATCCACGATGCTGCAAGACCCTAATCCTGCGAGCATTGCCAGCAACGGCGATGCGGGGGGCGAGCTCTTAATTGCGAGCGGGACGAATGGCTATTTGCTGAATCTTTCGACCAACGGCGTGTCCACGGTTTTGACTGGAGACTGCGTCATGGTCGGAATGTTGGATGGCTATTTTCTGGCGTTCGACACGGCGACCTCAAAGTTTCGTATCTCCGAAATTAACGACGGGGCCACCTGGGACGCCACGCAGTACGCGCAGCGGTCGATTGCCCCGGACCCCTGGCGGGCGATGGTGGTCGATGGCAGTCGGCAAATCTGGCTGATTGGAGAACAGACGGGGGAAGTCTGGTATGACGCGGGGACGAGCCCCTTTCCATTCGAGCCGGTCCCTGGGGCGGTCTTCGGCTACGGGACGCCGGCCCCGTGGACGGTCAAGCTGGTGGGCAGCATGATGTGCTGGCTCTCGCAGACGGCTGACGGAGCGGGGATTGTGGTGGGGGCGACGGGGCTTGTTCCCCAACGGATCAGCACTAATGCGGTGGAGACGGCAATCGCGGGCTATCAGCGGACCTCCAAAATCACTGACGCGGAAGCGTTGGTGTATGAGATGGACGGCCACACGTTTTATGTCTTGTCTTTTCCTGCGGCGAATGCCACCTGGACATTTGACCTGACGACAGGGATCTGGCATCAGCGGGGCGTCTGGGACGCGGCGGCCGGGGACTATGACCTCTGGTCACCGCGGGTCCACTGTTTTGGTTTTTCAAAGCATCTGGTCGGCGACCGGACGAGCGGCCTGATCTGTACGATGGACAACACCACGACGACTGAGTGCAATGGCAACGTGATTCGACGCCTACGAATTCCGCCGCCGATCTGGCGTCATCCGGATGTCCGACGCATGTTCGTCTCGCGGTTAGAGCTCGTCATGGATGTAGGCCTGGGCACGGCGACCGGCGCCGGGGTGAACCCGTTGGTGATGTTGCGCTCGTCGGTCAACGCCAAAACGTGGTCGGATTCGCGGACGGCGCCGGCCGGAAAACAAGGTGAGTACGGGACGCAGGTGGTCTGGACACGGTTACCGTCGAGCACGCAGCTGTGGGCTCCCGAGATCACCGTCACTGACCCCATTCCGTGGCGTATTGTGGGGGCTGAAGTCGAAGGCCGCGGATTCTGGCAGGGGACGGGGGGTAGTCAGTCCTAATGGCTTCGGCACTCGCGCCGACGCCGGAGTTTGTAGTCGAGCGGCCGGTGACGCGAGACGCGATCACGGGGCGCGTGACGCAGGCGATGCGCTACTGGCTCCTGTCGTTGGCGGATCGGCTCAATCGGACACCGGAGGTGCTTGGGAATGTATCGCTCACCGCGCAAACCGCCTCGATCTCGGCGACGGCTATCTCCGTCCCGTCGATTGCGCCTGGCGTTTATCGGCTGTCGGCGGCCGCGAGAATCACGACGGCCGCGACGACCAGCAGTTCACTGACGGTGACCTTTGGCTGGACGCAAGCGGTGGCCTGCACGGTGAGCGGGTCAGCGATTACGGGGAATACGACGGCCACGACGGGGAGTCTGGTGGCCATCGTACGGGCGGACGAGGCGACGGCGCTCACGTATGCGACGACATATGCCTCGAGTGGCGGGACGGCGATGCAGTATCGGCTGGATGTGTGTGTGGAGCAACTAGTATGACGTTCACGACGCGGATTCTCCCGAAGGCGGAATGGTCACGCCTGGAGACGACGAATGCGTCCGGGCTCTGGGAGCAGCTACCGAATTCCACCTGTGTGATCGTAGTGGAACGCGATGGCGAGATCGTGGGGTCGGACATGCTCATGCCGGTCTTGCATGTGGAATGCTTGTGGGTGCATCCCGATCACCGCGGGAAGACGGCTGTCGCCCGGCGCCTGTGGCCGGCGAGCCAGCAGGCTGCTCGGGAGCTGTTTGGGGTGGCGTCGTTTGCCGCTGTCGGCGTCACGAAGGAGGTCGGGCGGTTACTGGCGCACCTCAATGCGACGAAGCTCGACGGTGACCATTTTATCGTGCCTGTAGGAGGAGACTGAGATGGCACAGGCTGCACCGTATGTCATACCGGCGATCATTTCCTATTTATCGACACGCGAGACTAATGTCGCGACGGGGAAGGCGGCGGACGTAACCGCTGACGCGATGACCCGGTCGGCGAACCTGTCCGCGCAGACTAGTCGTAATCAGCTGGCCGCGACGACCCGGGCGGCGCAACAGCTTCGGGCCGATACTGCGATTGACCGGCGGGGGAATTACGATCAGTGGTGGGCCGATACACAAAACGTGTCCAATCTCGGATGGGATACGGCCCAGAATGCCCGTGTTGCTGGGAATATCCTGGGTAAAAACACCTATAACCGATATTGGGATACAGAGGAGAATCGGCGCCAAGAACTTCTGGCGCGGGGACGGACAGATTATGGGCGAGACGTGGCGACACAGCAACGGCTCGGCCGATTAGGGGCGCTTGTGGGCGCACCGCAACCAGCCGGGGGGCGTCGTATGGGTCAGCTCTTTGAACCCGGGACTCTTGTTCAAACGCCGTGGGTGGACGTGCCCGAGGGCCAACGAACGGCGTTAGTGCAGGCGCCCTTTGTGCCGTTAGGGCCGGCGCTCCCGCCGGCGACGGTTGAGACGGGCGCGGGCGGGGGTACGGGCTCGATTGATCCCTGGGAAGATGAGACGCCTGAAGAGAGGGCGAGGCGCCGTCGCCGCGAGCGGAAAGAGGATGAGGCGGAACGTCGGAGCTGAGATGGCTAAACCATCGCGTCGGGTGAGATTGAGGATCTGATTATGTTAACTGAAGACGAAGTCAAAGCGATTTACCAAGAGGTCTGGGGGCGTGAGCGTGAGCCCGACGCGAATGAGATAGCCGAGGGGATGCAGATGTCCCGCG